CACTGATTAGAAGTTTGATGGACAAGGAGTTCTACGAAGATCATCGTGGCGCACGTTGTCCAGACCGCTTGTTTAGCAAGGACGTGCGTAAGATTAAGCAGGCTATTGATACAGCTATGGATCGTTACGAGCGTACTGTAACACCAGATGAGATTGAGGCATTGTTTGTGTCAAACAATCCTACGCTGACCACTGCACAAAAACAGGCGTACTCTGCCTTGTTTCATAAGATTAAGGCAGAACAGCCTATGGGCAGTGACGTGGCTCAAGAAGTGTTGTCTAAGCTGTTTCAACAGGTAGTAGGTGAGGACATTGCCAACTTAGGGTTTGACTACGTGAATGGTGACAAGTCTAGCCTTGAGCCATTACGTATGTTGCTTGAGCAGTATGGAGATGACTTCACACCCGATCTAAATATTGAGTGGGATGACATTGACATGGACACATTGCTGCTACGCAATGACCTAGAGGCACGTTGGACATTCAACATTCCTAGCCTTACACGTAAGGTTGAGGGGGTAAACGCAGGACACCTGATTGAGATTGGTGCAAGACCTAACACTGGCAAAACATCCTTCCACGCCAGCTTGATTGCAAGTCCGGGTGGCTTTGCACAACAAGGTGCTAACTGCATTGTGTTGTGTAACGAGGAAGGCTACCATCGTGTAGGTGCTAGATACCTTACTGCTGCCACAGGCATGACTATGCAGGAGATTAAGAAGAACCCTGCCAAGGCTCGTGAATTGTATGAGCCTGTAAAGAACCGCATCAAGATCAAGGATGCTACAGGTCGGGACATGAATTGGGTGGAGTCTGTATGCAAATCCTACAAGCCAGACATCGTTCTTCTTGACATGGGTGATAAGTTCGCTAAAGGTGGCTTTGCTAGGCAAGATGAATCACTCAAGGCTAACGCCGTACACGCGAGGCAGATTGCCAAGCAATATGAGTGTGCTGTATTCTACATGTCTCAGCTATCTGCAGAGGCAGAGGGTAAGGTTCTGTTGAACCAGTCTATGATGGAAGGCTCACGTACAGGTAAGGCTGCTGAAGCTGACCTGATGGTCTTGATTGCTAAGAACCCTGTGGTTGATGGGCAGGAAGAAGAAGATACCCAGCGTCACTTGAACGTAGTAAAAAATAAGTTGTCAGGTTGGCATGGTGTGGTACACTGTGAACTTGAATACAAAACAGCGAGGTATACAGCATGAAGCTAACACTTGATGTAGAGAACACAACAACAACAAGGGATGGTAAGTTACACCTTGATCCCTTTGAATCAGAGAACTCACTTACACTCGTGGGTATGCTAAATGACCAAGGGGTTGAACGTATCATTACCTTTGACCACAGTGAAGTTGATGCCACACCAGATGGACACGCTATCGTGCAGCAGTGGCTTGATGACACTACGGTGCTTATCTGTCACAACGCAGCTTACGATTTGCTCTGGCTTTGGGAGTCGGGCTTCACTTATGATGGCCCTGTGTTTGACACAATGCTTGCTGAGTATGTGTTGCAGCGGGGAAACAAAGAACCCCTGTCTCTTGAGGCATGTGCGGAACGCTACGAGTTGGAAACTAAGAAGCAAGACACGCTAAAAGAATACTTTAGGAAGGGGTATAGCACACGTGACATACCACACGATGAGTTGTGCGAGTACTTGTCTGCTGACCTTAACGCTACACAACAGCTATGTGACAAACTAATGTATCGCTTGAATACGCCTACAGATAGTGGCTTACGTGGCACAGTCGATCTTACTAATCAGGTATGCGTTACACTTGCACGTATTTACCAGCGTGGATTTGCTGTTGATATGTCTAAGTTAGATGAGGTGAAAACAGAGTTTGAGCAAGAGCGTGAGGATTTAGAGAGAGCGTTGCAGTCACATGTGCGTCACGTAATGGGTGACACGCCTATCAATCTTAACAGTCCAGAACAATTAGGCTGGGTTATTTATGGTAGGAAAGTCATTGATAAAGCAGATTGGTCTAGTAAGATAGACCCTTACATGGATGACGTGTCGTTTCGCAGTATGGTTTCTTACGGCACAGAACGTCTGTATAAAACTGTAGCACAACAGTGCCACACTTGCAGCGGTACAGGTTACGTCCGTAAGACAAAGAAGAACGGTGAGCCTTTTGCTAAACCCAGCAGATGCGCTGAATGTAATACAGAAGGGTTTCTGTTTATACCATCAGACACTTTGGCTGGTTTCAAGTTCAAGCCACCATCATCTAAATGGTTGAGTGCAAACGGTTTTAGCACTAGTAAGCAGAACCTTGAACTACTAGAAGCAGGGGCTAAGAGCAAAGGTATGGATGATGCAGTTGACTTCTTGTACAAGGTACGCAGGCTTAGTGCAGTTGACACATACCTGTCCTCTTTTGTTGAGGGCATACGTAACTATACTAAGCAGGATGGTAAGCTGCATGTTAGCTTACTACAGCATCGCACCTCTACTGGTCGCTTTAGTGGTGCTAATCCTAATATGCAGAACATGCCACGTGGCGGCACGTTTCCTGTTAAGAAGGTATTTGTGTCACGATTCGATGGTGGCAAGGTAATGGAAGCTGACTTTGCGCAGCTTGAGTTCCGTGCCGCTGCATTTTTATCACAAGATGAGGTAGCGATTGAAGAAGTATCTACTGGATTTGATGTACACGCATACACCGCTAAAGTTATTACCGATGCTGGTCAACCTACGTCTCGCCAAGATGCGAAGGCGCATACGTTTGCACCACTCTACGGCGCAACAGGATACGGTAGAACCAAAGCAGAAGCAGCGTATTACGAACACTTCAACAGCAAATACAAAGGGGTCGCAGCTTGGCACTCCAGACTGGCTAAAGAAGCTATAGAGACACAAAAAATAACCACGCCTAGTGGTCGTGAGTTTTCGTTCCCGAATGTGGTACGTAAGGCTAGTGGGCGTGTATCACACTTTACACAGATCAAGAATTATCCTGTGCAGTCGTTTGCTACAGCAGATATTGTTCCGATTGCATTATTGTACATTGATGACTTGCTAAAGGGTATGAAATCATGTATAGTAAATTCAGTTCACGACAGTATTGTTATTGATATACACCCAGATGAAGAAGCACAGGTTATCAGTGTAATACAAGACACTAATGATAGACTACTTGAACTGATTACAATACGCTGGGGTGTAGAGTTTAATGTGCCTTTACTTTTAGAGGCAAAAATAGGTCCGAATTGGCTTGACGTTAAAGACATAGCATGATATAACTATGTCTCATTGTTTTTATGAAAGGAGAAATATATGTCACAACTTACGACTATTGATACAAACAACTATGCTGCTATGGCAAAGGCTATGGGCATTGCTAATGAAAAACCTACAGGTGCTACTAGTAGTTCACTGGCACGACTGCGCATACACCATACTCCACTCATGGGTCCAGCAGAAGTAAACGGTAAAAAGGTTAATATTGAAGTAGTGGAAGGTGGTTCTTACAAACTGGAAATTCCAGATGGCCCAACCTACTACGCTTCAGAAATTAAGATACGTCCGTTTCTACAGCGTTTCATGTACAAGCGTTTTGTGCAGGCTACAGGTAAATCCCCTAACCGTTATGTTAAGAGTGTTATGACTGATGACGCTAAACTTCAGTCTGACTTGAAAGACAATGATGGTGGGTTTAACTGCGGTAAACCGGCTGGTTACATCAAGGACTTCCAAGCATTGCCTAAGAAGATGCAAGAACTGCTAAAGTCAATTAAGCGTGTTCGTGTAATCCTTGGTACTGTTCAGATGATTAACCCTACGGACGACAAAGGTAATCCAGTAGACGTGGATGAAACACCAGTAGTATGGGAAATTGACAATCGTGATGCATTTACTGAGTTAGGTAAAAGTTTTGCTACCATGACAAAGATGTCGTTACTTCCCATTCAACACGTCATCAATCTAAAATCTGATGAGCGTAAGATTCCTACAGGTGCATCCTACTACGTACCTATTGCGTCTCTGGATGTCACAAAAGTACTTGAGGTTGAAAAAGAGCAGCACGACATGTTTGCTAATTTCCTTTCTTGGGTAGACAACTACAACACCTACATTCTAAACTCTTGGTCAGAAAAAGCTAATGCTAAAATGGAAGACGAGGATGTAGACGTAGTAGATGACATTGTTGATATTGATATTGACGATGAGGATGCAGCATAATGAACCATCCCGCTGAACTAACACTGCATCAGTATATGACTGATGCGGTTCGTGGAGACAGTGCCATGACTGAGGCTACCATTCAACAGGTAGCCGCAGATGTAGCAAATGCTCTGCGCAATCAGTTTGGCAGCGGTAAAAAGCGGGGCGATTTCAAAATACGAATGTCTAATGTAGGTCGCCCCACTTGCCAACTCTGGTATGAAAAAAATAAGCCAGAGGTAGCGATACCAATGCCAACTAATTTTATGATGAATATGATGATTGGAGACATCGTTGAAGCTGTCTTTAAAGGCGTATTAAAAGAGGCAGGCGTTAAGTATGAGGATACTGAAAAGGTTACTTTGGACATTGGGGATACTAGCATTAACGGCTCATATGATATTGTCATTGATAATGCTGTGGATGATATTAAATCAGCTTCAGACTGGTCATACAGAAACAAATTTGAATCCTTTGCTTCTCTTGCCAGCGGTGATGGCTTTGGGTACATAGGTCAGCTAGCTGGCTATGCTAAAGCATCAGGTAAACGTGTAGGCGGCTGGTGGGTAGTCAATAAGGCTAATGGGCATTTTAAATATGTGCCAGCTACAGGTCTTGACATGGATGCTGAACTTGCTAAGATTGAGAATACAGTAAAGACAGTAAAGGAGAACACGTTTGAAAGATGTTTTGAACCAGTGCCTGAGACTTTTCGTGGCAAGCCCACAGGTAATAAAGTCCTTAATAACGGATGTAAATTCTGCAGCTACCGTTTTGATTGTTGGGATAATCTTACTGAGCGTCCTGCTGTAAAGTCACAGGCTAAGAACCCGCCCACAGTAAGTTACATTGGAGATGTCATTGCCTAACGCGAAACAATTTAGGGCAGCACGAAAGTATGGCTATCGTAGCGGTCTGGAACTCAAGGTATCTGACTATCTAACTGAACTCAAAGTAGACTTCTTATATGAGCAAGTTAAGATTGAGTGGGAAGACCTAGCGTACAGAACCTACACACCAGACTTCGTGCTGTCCAACGGCATCATTATTGAAACAAAGGGTATGTTCACCGCAGCAGATAGACGTAAGCATCTGGCTATTAAAAAGCAGCATCCTAAATTGGATATTCGCTTTGTATTTGAGAGTAGCAGACGCAAGTTACGTAAGGGTGCTAAGTCTACCTACGGTGAGTGGTGTATTAAATATGGCTTTAGATACTATGACAGGATTATCCCTGAAGATTGGTTGAAGCAGAAGGGCAAGAACAAGCATCCAAAGTTTATTAAGTTTGGTGGCACAAAAGTGAAAAGGAGATAACTATGAGTATGATGGAGAAACTATCTAAAGAAGTAAACGAGGAAGATTTCCTTATCCGTGTCAGGCCATTCGCTAATGACGAGGGTAGGTGGTCAGGAGAAGTTGACATATCTATCATGGCTATGCCAGACAACCCTATGGATGACGAAGATTATTATCAAGTAATGCACTTTGCTAAGATGATGTGTGCTTCCGTACCTGTCATGGAAGAGATAGAAGAATTTCGTAATATTGTACATGAATATGTAACAAAAGTTATTGACACAGAGATGGATATTGATGTAGAACTAGAGGAAGAAGCTGGTGTAGAGAAGACATATGATGGCAATGTAGTACACCTTACCTTCAACACAAAGACAGGAGGTTCAGCATGAGACATGATGCATTTATGAAAAAGATGGCAGAGGCAGAGCAGGCAGGTAAGCAAGCCTATGGCAATGTTGATATGGTAAACAGTCCACCACATTACAACCAGACAGGTATTGAGTGTATTCACGCTATCTCTGCTGCTACTGGTGATGGGTTCAAGTACTATCTACAAGGTAACATTATGAAATACCTATGGCGTTTCGATTACAAAGACAAACCATTGGAAGACTTGAAGAAAGCACAGTGGTATCTGGACAAGTTGATTGAAGAGGTGATGGCAAGTGATAAGAGTTAAAATGTTTATTACCCTTGACGTAGATGAAGAAGAATACCCTATCCCCGCTGATGGTCGAGTAGGTGAGGAGTTAGAAGACGGCATACAAGAATACTTCTATGACATAGAAGGTGCCACCATCAGAAACATTAGAACAGTAACGGAGTAGAGAGATGATTAGTAATACATTACCAACAGACTACCAAAACTTCATAGCACTTTCACGCTATGCAAGATGGAAAGAAGAAGAACAGCGAAGGGAGACATGGGGTGAAACTGTCGCAAGATACTTTGATTATATGGCTGACCATTTGCTTAATAACAATGGCTATAAGCTACCAGATACACTGAGAGGTGAACTGGAAGAAGCTGTACTTAACCAGTCTATCATGCCTTCTATGCGGGCATTGATGACTGCTGGGCCAGCACTAGATCGCTGTCACGTAGGTGGATACAACTGTTCATACGTGCCTGTAGATAGCCCTCGTGCCTTTGACGAGTCTATGTACATTCTTATGTGCGGCACTGGCGTTGGCTTCAGCGTTGAGCGTCACTGCATTGAGAAGCTACCTATGGTTAGCGAAGAGTTCCACGATACAGACACAGTAATTAAGGTAGGTGATTCACGTCCGGGTTGGGCTAAGTCACTGAAGGAACTGATTGCTATGCTGTACACTGGACAGATACCTAAGTTCGATGTCAGCGAAGTACGTCCTGCTGGCGCACGGCTAAAGACTTTTGGTGGTCGTGCATCAGGTCCGCAGCCACTCATTGAACTATTTGAGTTCTGTATTCAAAAGTTCAAGGGTGCTGCTGGACGTAGGCTATACCCAATCGAATGTCACGACATCATGTGTAAGATTGGTGAGGTTGTAGTTGTCGGTGGTGTACGCCGTAGTGCTTTGATTTCATTGTCTAATCTTAATGATGACCAGATGGCACATGCCAAGTCAGGTCAGTGGTGGGAGAATGAAGGTCAACGTGCGCTGGCTAATAACTCTGTAGCGTACAAGACTAAGCCTGAGATGGGTACGTTCATGCGTGAGTGGCTATCGTTGTATGAT